CCCCATCTATAGCATTCCAATATCTAACCTTGTAGATATCAGTTGCTAGGGCTTTAGTAATGAGCATTACATCAGTCTTGTCAATATCACCATCATTGTCCAAGTCTAGTGCAAGGGCTTTCATTGTATGGATGGTGATACCCATGTTAGTTGCACCACCCGGATCATTAGGATGGTCTACATAACCACCCTCCCACAAGAAAACATGTTCCATGATCTTTGGTAGATTATGTCTCATGGTCTTGTCCTCCCCTCAATTTCTGCCAGTAGGGCCTTAGCGTCAAAGACATCTGATTGCATGGACCGTTTGCAGTGTTTAGGATTTTGATGCCAGAAGAAAACCGCGTCAATCAAGTGTTCAAAACTGCGCTTTTGTCGGTGCATCCTAGCACTAACACTCTCATTTGGTCCGGTCTCTGTTAAGTCAAAAGCTGTCATAACATTGACAAGTTGCGATAATGCTGACCCTATCATGGAAATGCGCTGGCTCATGCGCTTACTTGCGCCGCCGCAATGAATAGGGTGTCCATCTGTTCGTCGGTGTAGTCCAGTAGGAACCCAAAGAAAGCAATATTCTGACTAGTACGCCGCCAGTCTAGGGCGCTGTCAATAATGACCTTCTGCGCCCATGTCGCCAGAGGTTCACCATCAGCATCAACCCCATCACGAAATGCTAGTACCTTGCCCCATTCTGTTTCGCCCAGCGTGAGGATACCTTGCAGCGGGGATATGACCATTGCAGCGCGGGCTTGAGCCAGTCGCTCCGCGACCTGTTCGGTTGTGAGGGGAACGTCTGCCCATACGCCATCAACCCACTGGTGAGTTGCGCTCGGCTTGATTGTCACCTCGATTGTGCCCTCGGGATAGTTGTCCAATACGCTTTGCGGCGGCGTGTTTGTAGTCTGCCAGTAACCTCTGGTGGGGTGAAAGAAACCTTTTTCCATTAGCGTAACTCCACCCAAGTTCTGTCGCCCATGTTAGCAGTTATCCTGTAATAGTAACTATCTGGAATTATTGCTGACATATTCCCATCTTCGTTGTTGTTTCCAGATTGAACTGTAAGCCAACCGGAATTATTGGAGGAAATTTGAAACTCAGCATCATTACCGTCTCTATATCTTATCAGAACCATAATAGTTCTACCCGTTGTGTTCTGATAAGAAGTGTTGGCAACTCTCGAACCCACAACGTTTTTCCAATCCTGACCCACACCAATCGCTTGTTCCGCAATCGCCTGAAACAATCGCTGCCCCGACACGCTGCCGAATACCGTGCTGGTGGCATCTTCGGCTTGGGTTTGGGTGAGTGAGCCTGTAGAGGTAAAGTCAAGTGTAACCCAAGCAGAGTTAGCCTCATTACGTTGCTTCATCACCTCTGCGGTAGTATCATACCAAAACATATTTGCAAAGGTTGTTGAAGGTGCAGTAGTCCCACTGTTGTTACTTACAATGGCATCTAGTAGTAGGTTTAAATCTGCACGAAAGGTTGGTGCTGTCTGGTTAGCAATGTTATAGTCATGTTGTGCCAAAATTAATACTCCACAATAGCGTCTAGAGATGTGATGTTAGGTGTGATAGCTGTTGATCTAGATACCAGTTCTATCTTGAATCTGAAGGCTCTACCAAAGAAGTTACCAGCCCTGAAGTTCATCCAACTAGACCAAACTGGTGTAGCAGCGGGGTCATCGGTTGTAGTGGAGATGTAGAACAAGATGTTAGTGTCTGCAAACTCTGCACTAGAACCAAGACTGTCAAACAGTCCGGGGAAGCTATCAAACAATCCCGGTAAGTCACCAAACAACCCACCACTATCATCTACCCTAGCAAACTCCACATCAACCCTAGACCAGACCAACCTTGAACTTCCAGTATCTATGTAGGTAGAAAACTCGTAAGTCCCTGTGGTGTCAGCAGAGACAGGTGAGGTAAGTCTAAGAGCATTAGATACTACAGATACACCAGTCTTAGTCCCTGTAAATGTATTGTCTTCAGTTTGGAGAGTGGTCGTTGCATAGTCCGGTAAGTAGGTACTTGGTATAACAACTTGGGTAGTGTTGAGAGACTGAGAGCCACCCTTGTCGTAAGACCTGATAAGGTAAGTACCACTCCTGAGAGGTACAGAAGTATTAACCCCCGGTCTGGCAACTTTCTCTACAGCAGTAGTGGAGTTAGACCAACTAGCCCCTGTCTCAAGGACAGACCTTCTGATTTGATAGTGGGACAGGTCCAAATCTGGGACAGGCTCCCAAGACAAGTTAAGGGTGTTGCCAACAACCTCCCCTGAAAACCCAGTTACATCTGAAGGTACACCCTCAAAAGCATTGACAGTGATATCTTCTAGTAATGTGTAGTCACCTCTAACGCCAAAAGTGTTAATGGCTCTAGCCCTGATATCATACTCAGACACCTCTAGGTCAAGGATTTCATACTTACCAAGATTACCAGAACTAAACCTTATCCATGTGTCAGAAGAGGACTCTTTATATTCCAGTTCCACAATATCAACTTGAGAGGGTACATCTGTAGTTATAGTGATATCCAGAGAGTTCAGCAGTTTCTCTCTGATGATCTTTGCAACAGCTTGGGTAGAGATGCCAAGATCAGGGACTTCAAATGGAGAGAGAAGGGTTGTGTTATCCCTCTCATAGACAATACCATCATCTATCTCATCGAAGATAGACTCAGCAGTCTCTCTCAGGGTCATCTCAACTTCAAGTGTCAGGTCACTTGCAACCCCAAAGGTCCAAGAGGCTACCTCAAACTCTTTGTTAGTCCAGCCAAACTGAGTGTTGCTTACTCTGACATTATCGCCTACTTGAACTGCAAAGGCTCTGAGACCAAACTTGGCAGATATGGTAAGCTGTTGTCTATTACGCTCAAGAGCAATTCTACTAATACGTCTAGCTTCAGCCGAAGTGTCAGTAAAGGGTAGAGCAAGGTCTAGCACACTCTCTAGTCCACCATCGGCTGATAGGAAAGCAGAGTTAGTTATAGGTGGGTAATCTGTAAACTGCCAGTTGGTTTCCTCACCACGAAACTTACCTGCTATTGTATTGAAGTTATCCCTACGAGAAAATCTTGTCTGGATATCTACTGTACTACGAAAGTCATTCTCATCCAGGTCAAGGACAGGGGTTGTCCAGTAAGCAGGCTTCATTCTCCACTTACCCTGAGCATACCACAACAGTCCACCCATAGAGGTTAGGATGTCATTGATACTCTCGAAAGGTGTGTTGGCAGTGGTGAAGGCACCATTGCAAGTATAGCGAGTGGATGAGTTAAGTGTGTCAACCTCATCACAGATAGTAGCCGCAGCGGAAACAAGGGTATTGTCTACGTTAGCAGCCTCTTCTGCAAGACCATAACTAGAAGTGATGTAGTCTCTAAGGCACAAAGCAGGGTTATCTGACCAAGCAGTTGTATTGTCTCTTGTGTCAAAGACCTTCTTACCCTTGATTACAGCAGTGACCTCTGGCACACCGTTAGGGTAGGCGTCTGCATTAAAGGCAAATTTTAGGTAAAGGTAGGAGCAACCAAGAAGCCTGTGGTCAGTGGTCCAATCCTCCACGGCAGAAACAAGGTCAGAAATTGCTGTTTGGTTGGCAGTACCTAGCTTCTTCTCTATTGTCAGTTTGCCATTGTACCTAGCAGGAGAGGTTACATTACCAGATTCGTCAAGAGTCGCTATCTCATCATTAATGTATATCTCATCAAAGGACTCAATCTCATGGCCAGTGAATACAACAACCCTGTGAAGGAACTTGTTTTTCTTGCCAGTTGTCCCATCAAATACAATAGCACCACCAACTCTTACCTTACCATAAATAATCTGATGATCTAGTGCAGAACCCCTCTGAGTAATTGTATACCCGCCTGAACCAGAGGAGGGGCCTTTGGGCTTAGGGGAGAGTGCATTAAGCGCAATACCAAGAGCAGCCCTAATCATGAAGCTACTAAAAAGACTGAAGGTAGTGCCGAATGCTACAATAGCGCCACCAGTACCAATGAAGGTTGCAGCAGCAGCACCAGCAACAGCGAGTACAATTGGCGGCATGTTATTTAATTTCCCAGAATATGTCTTCTGCTACTATTGGTTTTACAAAAATACCATCAGGACCAACAAAGAGTCCACAAGCACCCTCCACAATTCCCATAGTAACACCTGTAACGTAGTCGGATTTAGTGGCTATCAAATTTCCACTTGGGGGTAGACTGACAACCCTGATAAAGTTCTTGTCCATTACAGAAACTAAAGACCTACTCTTGTTACGCTTTAAGAAGTCTCTGTATACGCTCTTTGCAGAGATTGCACTATCATACTTGTAGTTATAATTATCAAAGAAACCAACACCTACATAGTTCACCCAGTCCTTTACAAAATGTAGACAGTCATGTGTACCCCAAGAGAAGTTGTGGTCATAAGACTTGATAAACTGTCTGAGTTGCTTTCTCATTACTTTGGTGTGGCCTTGCCCCAAAACAC